TCTAAGTCACCGGCTTGATCTCGATATGCCCGATAACTATCTTTGGGGAAGTAGAGAATCTGATAACTTTCACCCGCTGGCCTGAAATAAAACAGACCTTGGCCATCACACAAGAAATAATCAACAATGCTTTCAAACTTCATTTCAAGCATGTTCTCTTCGCAGAGCTTGGCTATAAAATCCCTACGTTTACCAAAAGAATCTTGCTCTGCATAAAATTCGATGCCTCTACGAAGCATAAATGTCCTCATTTGTGCTAAATGAGATGACACAATCATTGAGTCAACGGATAAATCTCCTCGCCTCTCCTTTGCCGCTAGTAGTATTTGTTGAAATTCGCTATTAATTGAATTCATTGGCATATTTCATGCTGTTCTATAGTTCAATACTACTTGATTTTGTTTAATGTATCCTCATAGATTTTCGATGCATCCGATGTAATAGGTGTGGGCATTTCAGGAAGAGTGAAATTGAAATCGAAGGGACTCTTGCCTTTGAATATTGCATCACGTCCTTTGTCCGCACGATCACGTGACTCTTGAATTGAATTCTTTAATTCAGAATTTAATTCAGAATCTCGTTCTGGATTATTGGGACTGTAATCGGTATTTTTGTAAGTATCATATTCTCTGCGATTACCACGTTGCGCTAGACGATTGGAATCAATATACATATCCATAAACTTTTGCGATGCAGCAGGACTATCGTCTACGTCGTAGAACCCTCCCATCGTCGCACTGGAGACTGGGGTGTCATAGAGTTTACTTTCTCCATCACCACCTTTGTAGTTGAAGGTGCGAGTACTGCCACCATAAAAACGTCGTGAGTTGTCAGAATTGTCAACACTATTATCTACAGTCTGAGTAATAGAGTTGTCTTGACTTACTTGGTTGTTATTGCCACGGACAGTCTGAGGATTAGCTTGCGAAATTGGTGAGTTAATAGAGTTATCTCCTGAACCAGTTCCATTGTTTGATGATGGAATATTTGTTGCAGTATCTTCACCACCTTCTTTTACACCAAAGTTTACACCATGGTTCTCTAAATATGATTTTGCTTTGTTGTTAAATTTAGCGCCGTCATCTACTAGTCTTTGATATTTAGACACCATACTATCGGAACCTTCGTCTATAGATACTCCTTTTGGACGTTCACGGAATTCTGATATAACTTCTTTAGCTGAATAGCGTCCACCTTTAGTTGGATCTTGTTGCCCATCTGGTGAGATACGATTGTATTCTTCAGTACCAAGACGTTTTTCTAATTCGTTTCGAAATCCCCTGCTACCTGCTTTACGAGCCATCTCACTATTTATAAATTAAAGCTGTCACTATTGTAGTCCATTTGTAGACTACCTCTCCTTAATAGACCTCCCATTGTTAATACCATTGAATCTACGGCGTCATCATGTGGTGAATGTCCAAAGTTGAGAAGCTCTTCTTCTAGTACATCCCACTTACGCCACTTATTCCAAACAACTTTCTTGTGTTCATATAAACCAAGTACTCCACGCAGTCTTGCAAGTTTATCCCCTTTGAATCCTTTGACTGGTGAAACTGAAAGGTTGTAAAGAGCACGCTGTTCAAGAATTATTCTTTTAAAGTCACCTTCAAATGAGTTTTGATAAGCAACGGCTTCAGGCCATATTATGCACGGCGACATTGATGGAAAAAATTGACCTTCGTCATTCTCAAGGACTATATTCCAATCGGCAAGCATTTGGCAGAGCAGATCCATCTTATCGAGATTGCCCATCGTGCGAGCACGCCGTTGATCGATCATGTAAATTTTGCCTTCTTTGATTCCACCAAGAGTCATGACAGTCCAGTCATTCTTCTCTTTTAATCCAGCACTAAGGTCAATTCCAACACCAAGACAGTCGTAATCTTCAGGAACTTCTCCTTTAATAATAAGTTCAGGCGATATACCAACATCAGTTGATTTGACTGCTGTATTCAGATACTGATATGCAAAGGCAACACGATCTTCTAGCTTTCGATCATTTAGGTATTTCATTGACCAGAACTCGGGCCAATATGAACGCTGCTTCCCGTCAGCGTCTGTTATGACTGCTCGCTGAACAATCTGGTTCCAGTTGTTTTTTGGAACGAATAACGTGGCGTGAATATCGTCAAAGTGGAAGCGGGTTCCCAAACAGATAGCCCGTGCACCCTGGAACATCGTTGGTGCGATAACGTTAGACCACGTCTGCTCCATCTCACGGCGAATGTCTGGGTTGTTGATCGAAGCGGCAGATTTAATAGGGTCATCAATAAGCACCAACTGCGATCGTTTAGAGGTGATTGCACCTTTGAGACCACCACACGCAATTGTAAAAGCTTCTTCACCTGCTGTGTCAATTCCTGCAAACTCATAATCAATAGACCAGTACTCATCCGAACGTTTTATTTTGGAGAGCCTCACCATCGGAAAGATCTCTCGATATTTGTTGCTTATAAGAATTCCTTTGATCGTTGCTGACTTGGCACGACTGATGTCCACCATATAAGCGATATAAAGAATTCGTAGCATCTGTTTAGCAGCTGCATGTCGTCCAATCATCCAGGCTGCAAACAAACCAAGGACAGTACTTTTGGCAGAGCCTCGTGGTGCAAGTATTGATGTATTAGGTCCTGCGATTCCAAGTAAGCATTCACTATCGTCGCCGGTACATAACTGTGCATGCCACTCCAGCATATGTTTTGCAGGAGTTTTGCCCATGAACTTACAGAAGTCTTGGAAATTATCTCTTGCTTTTAGAACTTCTTCACTAGGGGGTTTTACAGTAACCTTCGTTGCATTCATCAACGCAATTCTTCTGTATGCTAATGAAGCGCTGGGTATTGCCATAAGTTAGCCTTTCCTAAAGTCTAACTAATAATTAATCTTATGCTAAGCCGAAGTTCTTTGCCATACGATCAGCAGCTTTGTTTTTCATCCTACTTATTACCCTGCCTCGTGCTTCTCTAGCCTTACTCTCTGCATACGAGATACCCATATCACGTAAGAAGGTCGCAGCTTCTTCTGCACGTGCATTAGACCCTGAACCACCATCGGGCATTGCAGGAAGTGCTTTAGCTAGGTTACTGAGAGTACGTACTGTAGATACTGAAGCATCTGATATTTCAGGAAATGGCTTTGATTCTGGAAGATACGAAGAAGGTCTCATTAGCCTAGTTCACTATATATCTTTGCAAATACTGCGTTGATTGCATTATCAATGGGTTCAGCAAGATGTGGATCATCTTTAAAGATAGAGGTCATCTCTCGCATCACACGATCTGCTCCAGCAAGAATTAATCCACGTTTGTCAGTTGTGCGGTTCATTCGATCAGACGTCTCAATGTGCGAACGTAACTCCTTCTCAAGCGAAGCAAGACGTGCCGCACCATCCGACCCTTTGATCTCTCCCGAGGTAATGGCCATTCGTAGGTCTTGTATATCGGAGTGGAGAGCAGCAATCTCGCTATTGAGTATTTCACGGCGATTAAGCTTTTTAAATTTCATTTTGACCCAACGGGCCATATCATTAAATGTACCTGGATAGTTCAGGATTCCTGCATATACCCAAATTTCAATGATCGATGGAGTTACCTCAGCAAATTCTTTGAACTCTTCTGATTCAGAAGCTGGCAATGTGTCCAACCACTGATCGACATATGTCATATAGACTTTGCCAGTTTTGCTATTAGTTGTCGATGTTGTCATCAGAAACCTCTAGCTAAACCTTTGGCTCTAGCAGCACTACGAGCTTCACCACGTGCATTGATATTATCTTCAAATTCATAAATCTTTTTATCTGACGATTCTTGCGTTGAAATTCTGTTTGTATCTGTTTTACGTGTCTCGTCACCTAACACTCTGTATCCTCTTTGATCATTCTTACCTTGAGTGTTAATCCTATTGCTATCTGTTTGACGGGTTTCGTCTCCTTCTACACGATAGTTTTTACGTGTCTGATCTCCTTGTGCATCAACTCCTAATCTGAATTGTTCTCCAGTTGTGATAGTACCTAATCTATTTTGAACACCTTGTTCAGCATAGTTTTTACGGGTCTGTTCTCCCGCTGCTGCCATCGTTCCTATATTTCTTCCATACTCTCTATTTTGGTATTCATCAGTGAGTTGAAATGTGTTTTCTTTGTTTCGTTGATCGTATGCAAATTGATCTGCCGTCAGTTCTCTATTGTTTCTCATCTCAAGATTCGCACCGAACAAGGAATTTTCTTGGAACGCTTGTTGTTGTCTATCAAGCATATAATCCGACCTGGCCGTATCAAAGTTCTTGCCTACTTGATCTGCATATAATCCCGTCTGTAAATCATTAATCCTGTCGTTGTCCTTATCTACAGGCTGGAAGAAGTTATCACTAAAAGAATTACCACTATTTTGATCTCCCATATATGGTCTTAAGTTGTCATATCCCTGTTGAATCCTGTCAAATTCCTGACCAGCATAAGATTGCTGTGGGGCATTATCATTAATTCCATCTTTATCTGTATCTACAGGTTTATCACCCTCATAATCGGGGGAGTTAGGATTGTAAACGTCTTTGCCATACATTCCACCGCCTACCATGGATCCTTTACCAAAGTATGAATTCATGAGCCTTTCTTTTCACTAATATAAATATTGTATCTAACTACAATAGATATATATCAGGCAAAGACGTGTCATGCAATTTAACTATGGTAACTCTGCAAACTACCTTGCTGGTGGTGCACAGGTAGCTAATACTTATCTTGATACCTATGACACTTCTCAGAAGACTGGTACTGATGTCAATAAGTTAGTACAAGCTCAGAGTAAGCGACGGAAACAACAAGAAATAAATGCAATTAATCAGGTTACTACTATTGGAGATGCGGCAGTAGATATTCAGACTGGGATGAAGATCAAAGATATGGATGCAAAGCTTAAGAAGGATATTCGCAATATCAATAGACCAGCAAAGATGGCTGGTGCATTGGCAGCAACAGTTAACCTGGGCAACACAGGATTAATGCTTCATCAAGATATGAAGCGCACTGCAGCAGAGAATGCTGAGAAAAAACGCATTCGTGCCGAAGAAGGGTTAAAAAGTGATGAACGTTCTAAGAAGACCACTGAATTATTGAAACAAATTTTAGAGTCTCAAAAAACTACAACTAAACCCACTAAGAAAGAGCAAGTTGAAACCCCAGATGTTTCAGGAACTCCGAAGCCTTCTTCATCTGTAGTAAGTGCAGCACCTGCTGCGTCTAAGCCGTATCAATTATCTAAACCAGCTGTTTATAAATTAGCAGTTGATCAAGGTTTCACACCCGCGCAAGCAGGTGTAGCTGTTGGCATTGCTGGGGGTGAAAGTGGACGTGATCCTACTAACAGTACAATTCGGTCTGGTCTGTCTAAGATAGCAGGTGAAGACAGTGTAGGACTTATGCAAATCAACTGGGGTTATCACAAAGATAGTGGATGGCTTCAAAAACTTGGCATAACAAAAAGAGAAGATCTATTTGATCCAGTAAAAAATATGAAGGCAGCTAAATACTTATTTGATGGACGAGGAAATTTTAGGGACTGGACTGTTTATAACAAAGGGACATATAAAGATAATATGTAACTAAAATAGACTTTTTATGCCAAACCTTTGCCGATATTATCCAGCCCTGCCATAATCAACATAAGCATCTCTCTTTGCCCTTTACGCGCATCTCTGGATTCTTGAAGATCCATCCTACGGTTATCTAACCTTCTTTGAGAAGCACGGTCAGCTGCTGAATTCTCAAATTGCAGCATTTGTAAATTAGTTTGATTTGCTAGAAGATTTTGTGCATCTGTTCTTGCTTGGTCTGCTAGTGAACGATTGTGTCTTTCAACTTCGCGTGGTCCACCGAATTCTTCACTTTTTTTTCTAGCTTTATCACGTTTGAATGTATCAAAATTTTTCAATTTTTCTTGATAGGTAGAGGCTTGATCGGGAATAAAGCCTTCTAGCGCCATATCAAAATTAAGACTTTGATTTATCTTTAAATCCTGTGCGTGTTGTTCAATTAACTTGTCTAAGTCGATTCTGCTTTTGTCTTTTGTAAGTTTTGCTTCCTCGTCGTTTATTAGATTATATTTTTTTAGTTCTTTGATTTTGTTTCCATATTTATCGTTCAGATCTTGTACATATGCATCGTCTGTTGCTTTATCAAGAGTATTGCCTTGCCATGTAAGCAAATCACCTAGATGATCTCCAAATTCTTTCTGCCTGCCTCCTAATCGTGGATCATAAGTCAACATTTCGCGTTGTGCATGTTGAGCTGTTGAACCACCAAAAAGCACATCTGTAAATGACATTAAACTAATCCTCGCTGTTGCAACAATTTAACTGCTTCTTCTATCTTACGTTGTTCTGCAGATTTACCACCGCCAAATACAAGCTGAGTACCATCACTCAGCATTTTGCCAAGTCCTGCACCCGCAGCTATACCTAAAGGTCCACCAACTGCACCAAGTGTTCCTCCAATCCCCATAGCAACAGCATCCATTCCTTTGTTTGCCAAGCTATCCGGGCCAGCTACTACATCTGCAACATCAAGTCCGACTAGCGCTGCACTTAAACCTGGAACTGCGCGGAGAATATTTCTTGCTCCCTTACCAGCAGCAAATCTTGCAACCTTAGATCCAATACCTCCTGCACCGGTTCCTACTCCCCCTAATCTTTGAATTATCTCTGCTTGAGCTTCTTTGGCAAAACCTTTACCACTTAAAAAGCGCATTACATCATCAAGGTTAGTTTTACCTAACTGTGAAACACCTTGTTTTGCATTGTCAATTGAATGTCCGATCATGACTTTTTAAAATAATGTTTAACCGGCAGCATTGCCAATGCCTTGAGCGAGTTTAGATGCAAGTGCACCAACCATGGGATTGCCCCCAGATAGGATTGTTCCACCGATACCAGCAACGGCACCAAGGGCAGAACCCCACATAGACTTACTAGCAGCACCTTTTGCCTGTTTTTTTAATTCTTCGGCTTGTTTCTCTGCAGCAGATACCACTCCAATGGCACCTAAACTTTTACCCATTGCATAGGCATCTGCACTACTTGCTGCAGTTTCTACTGCTGACTTATTGGCAATATCTTGCGCAATATAATCAGAGGGGCTAAATGAACTGGCACGGTTGGTTTTCCAGATGTTACCAAGATCTACAGCATTTCCATACGCAGTTGCATTACTACGTGGAGTATTAAATCTGATTGGATCAAAACTTAATGCCATATTATTTAATCAGCCTTTATTAAGTGTATCAAAATAGAAATTAATATCCCATGTTTGATGCCATTCCGCCGAAATCATAAGTAAAATCTCCTCCAAAACTTGGCGTCCCTGATTTAAAGAAGTCATATCCCTTATTTCCAGGCATTGTTAATCCTGCAGCGGCACCACCATCACCCCCTACTGCACCTGCTCCCCCAAACCCACCAGCTGCAGCAAACGATCCCACACTGCCTAGAAAGTCAAGTCCTCCACTTACGGCACTTGCCGTATTTGTTGTTGACTTTGCAGATTGTTGAGCATCACGTAAAAGTTCTTTTGCCCTTGTTTGTCCAATAGTATCTACACCTGCTCCTCCTACTTTAGCAGCATCAAGAAAAGAGTTGGCTAACTCCTTTGCTCGTGCCTGAGCACCAGTGCCTACTACCTTTCCAGTGTCAAATGAATCAAGAAAACCTGTGTAATCAACTCCAAAAGCCATAGTAATTACTGTAAGTATTGTTCGGCATTTCCGCCTTGCATTTGATTCTCTAGAGAATTCCTGCGACGTCGCTCACCTTCAATTATATTACCTCCAACTTGACCAGCAGCTAATCCTGTAAGACCTCCTAACAGTCCACCAATTGCTGCTCTCGGGTTCTTCATACCTTGACCGTATCTTGCTCCAGCTAATCCACCAGCCAATGCTGCTGTATAAGGGACTATTCCTGTAGTAACTGGTAAGCCTCTACCGAGGAACTGAACCTCAGGTCCGTGAATTCCTTCGTCAGTAAACTTCAGTGCTC